TGTGGTAGATCTACTTGTCGAATCAGTGACGATGGGATCAGCCATCGCTGGGGACAAAACCATGACAAAAAGCACCGCTGTAGCGATCTTTTTAGTCATTTTAAACCTTTATTTTAATTGTTTTATGATCTCAACAACTACTCATGGTAACCTATTATTTAGGCATTTGAGGGGTTTTCGCAATAAGAAATTTATCTTAATGGCATTCTCGGTGGTTTTTCTGGTGGAAGTTGTATAGAAATATTATCAGTTGTCTCAACATTAGATTCTAATGTTATACGTTTTTCACGTTGTCCAAAAGTTCCATACTCTTCTACTTTTGGAGTAGTTTCTGGAATAATAACATCTACTTCTTTATTCATCTCAGCCATTTGTTCTGGCTCTAGTTCTTCAGGTTTCTTTTTACCAAAGAAATCTTCGATAATCTTCTTAGATTCCATTGGCAATGGACTCTTTTTAAAGAACATATCTGACCACTTAGGTTTATCTGGTTCGGGTTCTAATTCATCATTATCTTTAAGAACTATAGACTGAATTACATCATTACCTTCTGAATCAGTTTTAATTACTACTGACTTTACACTCTCATCTTTTCGCATTTGCCAGTTGGCAGCAACTAGCATTAGAACTGCAAGTGGATCAAATACAATAACAATCATGATAATAACCCAGCGGACTGCTTTCTCAAGCAAATCCGTTTCTGGATTATCACCGTAAAGTAATGCTGCTATGTATTTTATTGGACCGACTTCGGCTTCGACTTTACGGACTTCGCTGGCGATTGGCGCACGCTCTTCGTTGAGTTTTGCGATCTTGGTTTGCGAGGTGCCGATTTCTTGGAGGATTCTGGCTCTGTCTTTTTGCTGGTTTCTACGGATGGAGATGGCTCGCTCTGCTCCGCTGGCTTCTGTGGTTCTGGCGATGGTTTGATCAACTTGAGAATCGAGTTGAGAAAGTTCTTTACGATTTGCATTTATGTTTTCCTTTTCTGTTTTAATTTTTTCATCTATTAGTGCAAGTTTTGCTTGCACATCACCTGATGGGATTGCTTGGTCCAAGTGTGCTTTACTTAGGTAACCAAAAATTCCCATAGAAGTTAATAGCATCAATACAACCAAAGCGAATGTAAAGTATGTCTTCATCAACACTGGAATTTCTTTCCAAGTTCGATAAAGCCATGATGCTACTACAAGTTTCGATGCTTCTAGCAACGAACCCATAATTAAAATAGGAATAACAGCTGCTGCGAAAATTGCCACCAGACCCATAATTGAGTAGTAAGCTGCGCAAGCTGATAATGCCAATGCTGTTATGAATAATAGGTATTTCATAGTTTGTGTAGTATGTGTGATTTGTGGACTCTAACAGAGATTTGTCCGTTGTAATATTCTTCTGTTTCTAATACTTTCCTTAAAAACTGCTCTCGTGCTTCGATGTATGAACACTCTGCTTTTGATTTGCAGTAGTACAAAATTTCTCGTGTGAATGACTCCTCACCCAATCTCTCAACGTCTTTATTTAATTCAATGCTAGAACCATAGTAAGTTAGCCAATCAGATTCAATCTTACCTCGAATCTTCTTTTTCTTTTTTGTTCCATTTTTCAACTTAACTGTTTTGTAAGTTGTCTTGGAAAATTTTGCTAACTTCTTACCTATGTATTTTCTATCGTTGGTTTTATTTGTGATCAAATAAACGAACCCAACACAATCCTCAGGTAATGATTCTACTGTTTTGTTTTGATAATGCCACATTATTCTTCATCGTCTAGATCCTCTTCTTCGTAGATGTCAGCAGAACAAACTGGGCAATATACCACATCTTCTGTTGAATGGTCATCTCCTTTGAGAACGATCTTTCCTCGTGCTCCACATGATTCACATTCAAAATATTTAGTCGACATTTTTTACCCTTGCTAATCCTAATGTATTAAAAATCCTATACCACATCCAACCGATATCAAACTCCAATGATTTTCTACTTAATTTTGGGTTTGCTGGCTCGCCATGGTGATTGTTATGCAGTTCTTCACCACCAATAATAATCCCCCATGGAACTATATTAGTTGATTTATCCTTACTATCATAGTTTCTATAACCATAATAGTGCCCCAAACCATTTATAACACCTGCAGCCCAGAATGGAATCCAGATCATCTGAACACCCCAAACCCAGAGACCCCACCAGCCAAAGAATAAACAATCAAGAATTAACATTACCACAATTCCAGCATATGGAAATTTAGAGTAGACATTTTTCTCGACCCAATCGTCTGGCGTACCGACACCATATTTAGCAATCATTTCTTTGTCTTTGGAGGATTCAACATAACAGAAAACACCAGCGAATAAAATATACCAAATACCGAAAATATGTGGGGTATGTGGGTCACCTTCTTTGTCAGAGTTCTGATGGTGTTTGCGATGTATGGCAACCCATTCTTTAGTTACCATACCAGTTGTCAACCACAACCAGAATCTCATAAAGTGGGAAAGACCTGGATGAAAGTCAATACCTCTGTGAGTTTGCCCTCGATGTAAAAACAAAGTAACACAAATGATGGTGATGTGGGTCATCACCAATAGGTACAAGAATGCCATCAAGCAGCCTTGCCCCAAACATCATCCCAGCTGCCAGACAATGCACCTTTGGCATAGTCAGTAACACGATTCTCAAAGAAGTTTCCGTGCACTGGTGCGTTAATCATTTCTTCTACCCATGGCAAAGGATTCTTCTTAACTTTGAAAATACCTTTCATACCTAGCGAGATAAGGCGACGATCTGCGATGTAACGGATGTACTGTTTAACATCTTCAGCTTTTAGATCACGCATCTCGCCATTCTGGTAGCAGAGATCGATAAACTTATCTTCCAATGCAACCATCTTTTCAGCGATAGTATAAATCTTAGATTTAAGTTCATCATTCCAGATCTCTGGGTTCTCCTTGATAAACTCTTTAAATAATTTGATCATATTCTCAGCATGCATCGTTTCATCAACAATACTCCAAGTAACGATCTGACCCATACCCTTCATCAAACCATGGCGAGGGAAGTTCAACAACATAATGAATGAAGAGAACAACTGCATCCCTTCAGTGAATGCAGAGAACACCGCAATGTGTGTTGCTGTTGATGCCAATGTACCATTCTTCGAAGATAACTCAAGAACATAATCGTGCTTGTCACGCATCTCTTGATACTCAAGGAACTCATTGTAAGTTGATTCTGGCATACCCAGTGTTTCAATCAAGTGCGAGTACGCAGCAATATGCAGTGCTTCACGTGCAGCGAAACCAGAAAGCATCATGCGAATCTCTGGTTGTGGGAAGTATGGTAGATAGTTCTTAACGTAACCACCTGCCACATCGATGTCACCTTGTGTGAAAAAACGAAAGATGTTTGTCAAGAATGTTTTTTCTTCTTGCGTTAAACTTTTCTTCCATTGCTTAACGTCTTCTGCCATTGGAACTTCAGTGTGTAACCAATGTGCTTGTTCATGTTTTAGCCACGCTTCATATGCCCATGGATAATTGAAAGGTTTGAAATAATTCCTTTCATCAGTCATTTTACTCGTTTTATTCTTTACCATCTTATTCCTCGTCTGTAATTAGTTCTATTGCTTTTATTTCTGAATTCCATTTAGCTCCAATCACCTCACGATAACCATCTCTAGTCATTATCATCGTCGCCATATGTTGTGTATGTTTTGGTCCTGATCCGCTCTGTTTATCCGTATTATCCATCCAAATAGTTTTTATTTTCCAGAATAATTCGTATGCGTCCATGTTATCCCTCGCAGGCTAAGCAAGCACCATCGTCAGCTGATGCCAGTGCTGTTAAATCGATCTCTTTAATAACTTCTCTCTCAATTCGCTTAGCAACTTTATCTGCTTTAGCAATCTTATCTGAGCGACAATAATACATTGTTTTCAATCCTTGTTTCCATGCTTGAAAGTGAACAGCATGAATATATTTGATATGAGAATCTGGTCTAAAGAAAACATTCAGAGATTGTGCTTGGTCGATATACTCTTGACGATCTGCTGCATGTTGAATAACCCAACGCTGATCAATCT